CTTCTTCAAGATCATCATCATCTTCAGCTTCCACCGGCTTTTTAGCTTTAGGCTTTGCTGGATCGTCCTTATCATCGGGGTTGTCTTCATCATCATCTTCATCTTCGTCTTCATCAGATTTTGATTTCTTACCCTTTTCAGGATCGTCTTGATCTTCATCTTCGTCTTCATCGTCCGTTTTTTTAGCAGGATCAGCACCTAAGATTTCTTCACGAAGTTTTTTAGTATCTTCGTCTTCGTCCGGGTCTTCAATCATTGCAGCTAAAATTAGCGGATCAGTAACTTCTTGTTTATCGTCTTCTCGTTGTGGCATAGCGTTTGTTTCCTTTCGCTCCGTTAAGTAGGGCGTACACTCTTGACCGTTTTGGTAGGTCGTGCACCTTACGTTTATTTTACTATATTTTTACCAGTATAGGTTCACCACGCTTACTTGTACCAGTAAGACGTTGAAAGACACCTATATTTTTGCCGTGTTCGTGTTCACCTTCACGGCAATATATATAGTTACCTTTTTGTCGCCATATATGAGGGTGCTGACCATTCTGTGCAATGATCTGCTCAATATTATCTTCAGACACGCCGTGAGAGGTACGTTCCGGCGGTTTAACACCTTTGTACTTGTACCACTTGTCTTCATCAACATAGTATTTTATGCCTGAAACATCTAACATTACACAGTTTCCCTCTGTACTCTAAATTGAACATCATCAATTTCTTTAATGACAGCACCAGCAATAACAGCATAGCGAGTAGCAGCTTCAGGATCTTTTACATAAAGCTCCAAAAAGCCACTACCATCAGGTAAGAAGTGTCGCCAATACTCCTTACGTGCTTCCCAATACTGATCTACAGCTTTGTACTTACGTGAATTACCAAGTTTAGCCCAATCACTTTTAGTTGGTGCTTTAGGCTTTGGTGAAGCCGTTGGTGGTAGAAACGGTGTTGGATCGCTCACTACTGTGTTTTTTGGTCCTGCCATACTATTTTCCTTTCAATTAAGCTACACCTGCACGAAGCATCATTTGATATGCTTCCATCGCAAGTTCAGGGTTTGTAAATTCGTACTGTCCTACTCTCACCGGCGTTTGTGGTGAAGCCTGTGCAATTATCCGTAGAAATTCAGGGTTAGGTTGCGGTTGTGGTGCTGGCTGTGGCTGGCTAGGGTTCATACCCATAGGCATACCGGGATTGCCGGTAGGTTGTGGTGGTTGCCCCATTCCCGGCATTTGGCTAGGATCTGGTTCAACAAATTCAGGTTGTCCACCCGGCATACCGCCTTGAGGTGGCATAGCAGGTGATGGCTGTGGTTCAGTTGTTGGCATACCCTGTGGCGTAGGTGTTGGACCACCGCCCGGCTCTGTTGGTGCAGCAGGTTGCTGTGTCGCTTGAGTAAACATCTTATCAAGAAATGGTAGATCCATAAGTTTACCCATTTGAGCAAAGACGTATTGCCAATCTGGTACTTTACCGGTTGCTTCACGGTATTGATCCAAAGCGTTAGGCAATTTACCAATAAGCTCCCAAAAGAGTTGCATACTCTCAAGTTGCTGTTCACGTGTCTGTTTAGCGGTAGAGTTTTGCTTAACATCAAACTTGCCACGAATATTACTAAACGCTGATGGCTTAAGTTTAATACGCATCTGATTACCGCTTTCACTCATACGATGAGTAAGGTTGCCGGCACTTTCCCAATGCTTGAAGATGTCGCCCAAGTCGGTGTAGCCACTCTCCATAATTTCTTCAATTTCTTTGCTGAACATATCAACAGGTATATCTTCGGTAATTGTCGGAATAATAGAGTACATACCTTCGTACAGTTCTGACATAGCACGCTCAAGCAAGCCACGATCAAAGTTATCACGTGTACCTTCACGCTCTTTAATCTGTTGCAATGCTTCAGGTGTTTTACCAAAGCCCGGATCTGATGCACTTTCTTTATTTGAACGTGTATCTGTAGTACCGGCGATACTCTGAATAGCACCTTTTGCCATACCCTTTGCAGCCTGATAGGTTGAAAGACCGGCAGTAGATGTTTCTAGCCGTTTAGCATCTGGTGATCCGTTGAACTCCATAATTGAGCCGGGATCTTGGCTAATCGTGTGCCTAATGGCAGTCTGCATATTAATCATCAATGCAGGGAAAAGATTAACCTTGATACCCTGAAAGTAGAAGTTATCTAGACCATCGTTAGCAAATTGCATAGGCATAGATCGTTGGAAGTCGCCGTTACCGTAGTAGCTATCAAGCTTTGGAATACAGCGTTTAAGGACAAATGGAATACGAGCATTTTCGTGTGGGTTATCAATATCACGAATAACCTTACAGCCTAGATCTGGCAAGAAAGTAATCCACTTACCTTTTTTACCGGCTTCATAGCGAGTAACAACACAGATCTGGCGAGTACTGTTTTTCATACGCTCACGGTACGAAAGAGTATCACGCTTAGTGTCGCTTTCACGTGTCATATTGCGGAGTACGCTTAAGCAAGAGCGAATAGCATCTTTATCCCAAGTATCATCATCTTCATCATCTAAAATATCTTCAAAGAAGCGAACAGACTTGTAACTGATAGCGTGTACATAGTCCATATCTGTAATAGAGGTGAAGCCTGATTGTGGTATGAAGTTTCGTGGATTCCATAACCAGCAGTCCGGTCCAACATAACCAGTAGTTTCATTTACGTTTACATCGTAGTGCATAGGCATCACGTTGTATTCAGAACTACCGTATTGCCAAATAAACATCTTCGTTAAGAAGTCAAACTGTGCATTTGCGTTCGGGTTGATCCATTTAGTACGCAAAAGATCCAAGAACATACCCTTACCATAGTCTTTTTTACCAAATGCCATAGTTTCACCTTCTGGCAATTGACCGGCTACACGAGCAGCACGTTCTAGGTAAATGGTTGCGGTCATATTATCAGTAAGACCATTGCCGGTTTTACGGCTTACTGGATCATAGGTTTTACCCATATCCATAGCTTCATAAGCATCATAATCTGTAATAGCACTATCGTGCTGATCTAAATCTTCACTATAATCACGGTACAAGTTTTTTTCTTGGCTTGTACTTGGTTTAATATCGTTTAGTGTTCGTTCTGCCATTTTTGTTTTCCTTTCTAATTTTGTAACATTCCGTAGCTGTTAAACGTTGGTTTTTTGTAATTAGACTTCTTTTTATCAGGTAATCCATACTTTAAGTATAACCTTAAGTAGCGTAAACCGTCAGGGTGGTCATCATCTTTTTTTACCGGAAGGTCGGTAGGGTTGCGATCTTCTTTCTTTTCAGGATACTTATAATTCTCCATTTGGTAGATTGTCATCTTATTATTATCGGTAAAGTACACATCTGGTTCAGGTTCACCAGTAAGCTGGATCTTTGGTTTAATCATAGCACCAAATAGCTGAATACCGTCAGGAATAGAGTTTTGCCTTTTCGGTGCAGGTATAACAGAAACAGGGTAATTAAAGTGTGTCGGTAGTTGCTTCATCACCCGATCAATTAAGTCAGGACGAGCACTATCACAAACAATACCGGTAGGACGGCGTTCACCAAGCTTTAGCTTGATTATCGGTAGGATCTCATCAATATCTTTATAAAATTCGTGGATCTCATCTGTAACAAACCATTTGCCACCGTTATCAATCTCAACAATGTTTACAGCAGTAGGGTGTCCTTCACTCCAACCAAAATCCCAAGTAACGTAAATTGTAGGGTTTTCTGGTATACGCCCATCGCTTTGGCTAATAACGTGTGTCTTACGCTTGAACCATTTGTACACCATACCGGCGGTAGAGGTAAACTTAAGCTCAACCTCACGCTCAAACGTATCTAGCTCACCACGATCAATAGCTTCTTGTCGCTCACGCTTATACCAAGCTTCAGGTGATGGCATAATTGCAGGGTTATCTTTATAAGTGGCTTCAAGATAGAAGTAACGCTTGTTCTTTGCCTGTTTTGCATACTCAAGCAATTCCCACCAGTGGTTATAACCTTTAGCCGTACCCATAAAGCAAGCCCACCCCTGTGTAGTAGTGAAGAAATACTTATAAACTTCGGCAAAGTTATTAGGGTCTTGATCCTGATACTCATCAAAAATAATACCGTTTGACTTAAGACCACGATCATCATCAGCATAATCAGATCCTAGTAGCTGAATGGTAGATCTTAAAGCTTCGGTATTGTGCTTGATAGCTTGCCAGCCAAGTCCGGGCAAGTTAAATGCACCCTTCATATAGTTCAGCGTTACAAGCAGATCCGTTTCGTTTTTATCATAAATCATTTCTTCGGGTATCATCTGTAGATACTGTCGCCACATAACTTTCTTGGCGTGCTTATGAGTATTAAAAACGATATGGTACGGACCTTGCTTGTAAGCAGAAGCCATTTTTAGATGTTCAACAGACCAAAGCGACTTACCAACCTGACGACCCCAAAACAGAGTGCCACGATCATAGCCATCAACTAAGAACGCCCGGTGAGCAGCTTTCTGCTTTTCGTGCGGTTCATAAACGAACTTACCTTGAGCCTGTTGAACTTCAGCCATAGCCGTACCCTAATCTTCGCCGGGTATAGCCACAGATCCAACACCAGTTTCAGAACGAAGTGATGATGCTTGTGATACTGCCGTATCGTGATCTGTAAATTCTTCAGTGTCGTAGACTTCTACAACCTTTCCATCTATTACTTGTGTAAGTGGTCGCTTACGGTGTGTTTGAATTTTAGCCGGAGTAAAGATAGCGACTAACCATTGCTGGAAGCGTTGGTAGCGGATCTCATTCATCAAAGCCCTAAAGCCTTCTTCGGTATCTTCAAACTGATCCATAATACCCATACGCATTGCCATAATACGAGTAGTAAACTCATCTTCGTGCAACATCTGTCGTGCTACTAATGCAGCCTGACCGGTAGCATCTCCTTCATCATTGTAGAGCCGTCTAAACAACTCAAGAGTAAAGCGAGGTTCACTATAGGTAATATTGTTCTTTTTATATTCCACGCCATCAACTGACCATCGGAAAATAAAGTTTTCGTGAGGTGCAAATCGCTGGATCTTTGGCTCATCTAGCAATCGTGCAGTTGGATCAGGGTAATAGTCCTTGCTGATCTCATAACGGAAAACAACACCTTGCACTTCACCGCCAGCACCAAGTCTTGCAGAGTGCTGTTGATTACGCTGTTTAGGCATATTCTGTTCAAGTTCTTCAAGCTTCTGATCCGGTGTAGCCTGTGCTATCTGTGGATTTTGCTGAAGTGCTTGAGCAACCGCAACAGCAATAGCAGTTACAGTATTCAAATCAATACCGGCTAACTGTGGCTGTGGTGCAGTAGAACTAGGCTGATTGTCTGTTGGTAGAACATCAGTAATTTCAGCACCTTCTTTTGGTTCTGGTGCTTTCAATTCCTTTTCAGCCTTTGCAGCTTCAGCACGTTGCTTTTCTTCTACTTCGGTAGGTGTAAAGTCTTCTTCTTCAGGTGGCAACGGTGGTGCGGTAGCAGGTGCAACAGTATCAGTTACTTTACCCTTGTTTCTTAATCGTTCATCATTTGCTAATTGTTTAGCACTTCTAGGTTTCTTTGTAGTAGATTTTTTAGCTTTTGCCATTTAAAAACTCCCATCATTTTAATTTTTTCTTTCATTTGTTTTAGTAAGAGAGTTTTTGTCTTATGCTTAATATAGCATAAGTGCAAGCAAAACAACCATTAATCTACTAGCGAGTGTCGCTTTCGTGCTCTGGTTTTTTCTTTGTAGATATTATCCAAAGCTTTCATAGCTTTTTTCTTGCCATTAAACTCTTTTACCGCCATCTGACCTTCAAGCCTAGCATACTGCCTTCGCTTGTCTTTCCAAGTCCGTTTGCCCGGAAGCTTACGGCGTTTCTTGGTAGCCTGTTTCGGACCATAAGTATCGTGAATAGCCCGGCGTGTGCGACCATTCAGCATTTGTATATCTTCGTATTCCTGTAATGCCAAAGCATCTTCAGTGTCTATTGTTTGTGATCCGTCTTTTTGCGTAAATCGCATATTGCTTCTCCTTGTTAAGCGTTCATTAATCTCATCATTTCATCTTGTGAAAGCTGTGTATCTACAACTGCACCGCCCACTGTGATAGCAAGGTTAGCAGTAGTAATCGCATTTCGGACAACTTCAGCAGTTACCTTCGCCGGATCAACAATACCGGCTTGTAAAGTATTGACCACTTCACCAGTAAGAACATTAATGCCCTCACCTTCAGCAAGCATCTTCTCTGTATCAATGCCAGAGTTTTCAAGCAGAATAGTAAACGGTTTAGCCAAGCAGTTAGCCAGCATAGCTTTCACTTTACTGTTGTCCGTGTTGTCAATATTGCGACCAATATCACGTAACGTAACTCCACCGCCAGCGACAATACCATCTTGCATTGCAGCTCTTACAGCAGCTACAGCATCATCAATACGATACTTCTTTTCTTCGGCTTCGGTATCAGTAACACCGCCAACCTTGATTATGCCAACCTTACCACGAAGGCGTGCAATACGATCTTCAAGATCCTGCTTTTCGTCTACCTTGATTTTCTTAAATCGCTTCTTCAGCTTTTCAATCCGAGCATCAACTAAGTTGCCCTGACCACCGATAATAACGGTTTCATCATTCGTAACTATTACCTGTTCAGCAGCCCCAAGTGTGTTAAAGCCTAAGTTCATTTGCCAGTCGCCAACTTCAGGATCAATCAGAGTTGCACCAGTAACAGCACAAATATCTTTCAGGTTATCCAGTTTAGCATCGCCGTGTCCGGGTGCTTTCACAACACAGAAGTTAAGATTGCCCTTAACCTTGTTTAAGATGAAGGTGCTCAAAGCATCAGCTTCAACATTATCTGCAATGATCAGACAGTTACCAATCTTCTGTTCGGTTAGAACATTCAGCACATTCTCGTAATCGGTTAGATCCGTGATAGTACCTTTGGTAACAATAATTGCAGGGTTCTTCAATTTGGCTTCTCGTGCTTCAGTAGCAAAGTATGGCGACATATAACCACGATCAAACACAAAGCCTTCAACAACTTTGCTCGTAGTTTCAAGCGACTGCGTAGTTTCAACAGTGATTGCACCTTCGTACCCTAGATCAGCCATAAGATCAGCAACTAACTTACCAAGCTTCTCATCGCCAACTGATACGGTAGCAACCGGCAAAACATCTTTAGCAGTCTTTTCAATCTTCTTACTCTGTGCCTTGATAGCTTCAAGAAGTGGCTCAACCTGTGCTTCAAGCTCACGCTTAATCATCATAGGACTTTCGCCGGCATCAACTAACTTCTTAGCTTCAGCAATTAAATGATAGGTCAAAACTGTAACACTAGTTGTGCCATCGCCAGTTTCGTCCATCTTGCGAGAAGCTTCTTTGATGATCTCAACGCCAATACTCTTAGGCTCATCTTTGAGATTAATTGATCTAGCAACAGTAACACCATCGTGCGTAATAGTGAATTTGCCAAACTTATCACGGATCAAAACGTTACGACCCTTCGGACCAAGCGTAGTTTTAACAGGCTCGTAAACTGTTTCAGCTCCGGCTAGTACGTGTGT